GCAAACTGCAAATCGTTAAGGGCATACTCATCTTTTAAATGCGGCAATTCTAAAACATCACCAGAAATTAATTTTCTTCCTAACTTTTCTACAGTGTCGTTGATGTGAAAAGTTATAAAAATAGTATCGTTTTGTAAGAATAATCCAAACTGACTTAAATTAAAATCGGTGTCTTGTAGGTTATATACGCCTCTTAACATGTAAATGTCTTTGTCGTATTTCCTATCTCTGTTTTCTAAAAACAGTAAATCTTGTATATTATTAACGCTGTTAGAATTATACGTAGGAGTAGCCTGTGTTTCTTCTAGGTTAGATCCTGGGCCTAAATACTTGTGTATAAAGACGTCAGTTCCGCCCACTTGAAACATCTCCCAAACGGATTTATCAATAAATTTATAATCGTTGCCCTTTTGCGGGCGGTATAAGCTGAGTCTTGGCATAGTAGTATATTTACCGCTACGATAAATACTAGCATGAGCCAAATAGATCAATCTCGTCAAAAAGTCTACGATTACTGCAAAGCTATGCTGGGTGACGGCATGGTTGATGTAGAACTAGATCCGATACATTATCAAACTGCACTAGACCGCGCTCTAGCAGTATTTCGTCAACGCAGCGATAACGCTGTAGAAGAAAGCTATGCATTTCTTACGATAAATGAGGATCAAAACGAATACATTCTTCCTAAAGAAATTCAGCAGGTAAGGCAAATCTTTAGACGTAGTATTGGTTCTAGAACAGGTAACGGCTCAGGTGGTACAGTTTTTGAACCGTTTAATTTAGCCTACACAAACACATATCTGTTAAGCTCTACAAATATGGGCGGGTTGCTAACCTATGAGCTGTTTGCGCAGTATCAAGAGCTGGTAGGTAAAATGTTTGGTAGCTTTATTAATTTTACATGGCAACCGCAAAGTAGAAAATTAATGATTCAGCAACGTCCTAGAGGCAGCGAAGAAGTGTTGCTTTGGGTTTATAATACTAAACCAGATTTTGCTATTATTGAAGATACCTATGCAGGCCAATGGATAAAAGACTATGCACTGGCAAACTGCAAAATGATGCTAGGACAAGCACGTGAAAAGTTTAGCCAAATTGCTGGTCCACAAGGGGGTGGAAGCCTAAACGGTGCTGCAATGAAAGCAGAAGCTACAGCCGATTTAGAACGACTAACCAAAGAATTGGAAACATTAGTTGCCGGCGGATCTGGTTATACATTTATTATAGGTTGACCTTAGTATAGTAAATCTGTTATAATGATCGTAATTGGAGGACATTATGATCATAGGTATTTGCGGATTTATTGGCAGCGGTAAAGATACTATTGCTGACTATCTAGTTAACTTTCACGAATTTAGACGAGAGTCATTTGCTAACACACTTAAAGATGCTGTAAGCTCGGTGTTTGGATGGGACCGAACGCTGTTAGAAGGGCGTACCAAAGAAGCTCGAGAGTGGCGAGAGCAAGTAGATCCGTGGTGGGCAGAACGCTTAGATATGCCTACACTTACACCTAGATGGGTCCTACAATATTGGGGTACAGAAGTTTGCCGCAAGGGCTTTCATGACGATATCTGGATTGCCAGCTTAGAAAATAAACTCCGCAATAGCAAAGACAACGTAGTAATTTCAGATTGTCGTTTTCCTAACGAAATTACAAGTATTAAAAACGCTGGCGGAAAAATTATCTGGGTAAAGCGTGGAGAACTTCCTGACTGGTACGACACTGCTGTGGCAGCAAACCAAGGACATAATTGGGCTTTTCAAGAATTAAAGATGCGCAAAATTCACGCTTCGGAAACTGCCTGGGTGGGTACAGACTTTGATGCTGTAGTTGACAACAACGGTTTAATTAGCCAACTGTATACTAACATGGAAGACCTTGTTAATACATTTAATAGTCAGCAACAAGATCTCCTTGTCTCCAGGTAATGCCTTCTTTACCTAGCACTTGAGCGCAGTTAGAGCAGACTGTTTTTAAGTTTGTAATTCGGCAATTATCTAAATTGCCGTCTACATGAAATACCCTAAACACCTCGCGATGCGGACTTTTAAATCCGCATTTGTCGCAGGTGTTTTTCATTTTATATCCAGCCCGTTGCCATCTTGGTATACCATGCCCTAACCCGTGTGCCATGCAAATCTCACAGAGACTTCTATAATAAGTTCTGTTGTTTTTCTTGTAATTAATAGCTCGGGGTCGTTGCCCACACCTACAAAGCGGTCTCATACAAATATTTACACCTTTTTAGCCCCTTTTTCTCAAGGCATAACTGCCCATTTTTAGATTATATCGCTAAATATTATGAGCAACTATTACCAGGAGAATAAGTAATGGCACTAGTATCCCCAGGCGTAGAAGTTACGGTAATTGATGAGAGTTTTTATACACCAGCTGAGCCTGGTACTACTCCCCTTATCGTAGTAGCTACCGCAGAGAATAAATCGAACGCAGCAGGTACAGGTACTGCTGTTGGAACAACACAAGCCAATGCAGGCAAAGTGTTTAGAATCACAAGCCAGCGTGAGCTTGTAGATACGTTTGGTGTTCCTTTCTTTGAAAAGACAGCAAGTTCAACACCAATTCACGGATCGGAAAGAAACGAATACGGTCTATTAGCAGCTTACAGCTTTTTAGGCGTAAGCAATTCTGCATTTATTGTACGTGCAGATGTTAATCTTGACGAATTAGAAGCACAGGCAACTGCCCCGGGAGCAGAACCTATTGATGGAACATGGTGGGTTGACACACTAGCTACATCTTGGGGTATTCAAGAATGGAATGGTGCCGCAGCTACTACAACAGGCGGACAGAAGTTCGCAGTTAAGACACCTATCGTACTAACAGACGACGACGAGTCAAAAGTTGAATCAAATGCTCCAAGAGGCTCAGTTGGAGTAATCGGCGACTATGCTATTGTTTTCCAAACAGTTTTAGGTACTGGCTCTTATACAGCTAGCAGAGAATTAGCAACTGTTTGGTTCAAATCTCCAGGCGGCACATACGCATTAGGCGCATCAGTAGATGCAGGTGAATGGGTACTAGTTGGTAGTCCACAATGGAAAGCTAGCTGGCCAACAATTTCCAGCACTACAACTACTGCATTGCCAACAGGCGTATTAAAAATTAACGGCAATACTGTTAACATCAGCAGCGGTTCTTCAAGAGCAACTGTTGCGGCATCTATTAACTCTGTAGGTATTGCAAACGGTATCAGCGCCAAAGCAGTTGGCGGTGGTTTACAAATTTATTCCGATGGTGAAGATTCTAGCACAACAGATTCAACATCATCATCTAAAGGTATTTTAGATTTAACAGGTACAGATACAGCAGTGCTAACTGCATTAGGTCTAAGCCTAACTAATACAGTCTATTATCCACCTTCATTACAACAAACACCACACACTTTAGTTCCAGCATGGAAATCAAATAGTGCTACACCACGTCCAAGTGGATCTATTTGGATTAAAACTACTGAACCTAACTTAGGTGCTCGTTGGATTATTAAGCGTTGGAACTCTGCAACTAAGACATGGATTGAATATAGCGCACCAATTTATGCTTCGACTGAGGCAGCACTATATTACCTAGATCGTTCGGGCGGCGGCCAAAATATTGCCGCAGACAGTCTATTTGTACAGTCAAATGCAGACCAAGAATTAGGACAAGATGCAACTGCTAAGTTCCGTGTATGGAAAAAGAAAGCATCCGGTCAAACTGTAATTACTTCTGCTGCAATTACTGATGACACACTAACTGCTGGTTCTTATACATTTGCTGTAGCAGAATCTCTAGCAGGAAGTTTAGATCTAAGCAGCGATGTAACAGTTACATTTACTGCAACAACAGGTTCTGGCTCAGGCATTGTAGATGCTAATGCTATTGCAACAGCAATTAACGCAGCAGGATTTGTTCACGTAGCAGCTGAAGTAACAGCAGATAACGAACTACAGATCAGTCACAGAGCAGGTGGAGATATCCACTTCACAGACGGTACTGGTACACCTTTAGCAGATATCTTCACAGTATACAACATTGAAGATGGCGAAGGTACATCAAACTTCTATGATTTATCTGATCTAGCACCTGCAGATCCTCATGATTATATTGCTACTAACTGGACACCATTAGCAGCAGATGAGTTAAGATTCAATGCTACTTCAAGCGAGCCACTAGCAGAGCCAGAAGACGGCCAACTTTGGTACAATCCAAACTTTGGTGAAGTTGACATTATGGTTCACAACGGTTCTATTTGGGTTGGTTACAAAACAGCAACAAGCCCTTACTATGCATCAGCAACAGGCGACAAAACAGATCCAAATGGACCTATCGTTGCAGCCAGCATGCCAACTGTTCAAAGTGATGGTACACCATTAAGAAATGGTGATCTATGGATTAGCACAGCTGACCTAGAGAATTTCCCAACTATCTATAAGTTCAATCCAGATGGCGGAAATACTATTGCAGAAAAATGGCAATTAGTTGACAAGACTGATCAAACAACAGAAGAAGGTATCTTGTTTGCAGATGCACGTTATGGTATCAGCGGTGCAACAGGTGACGAAGCTGCTACAATCAAAGAATTGTTAGACAGCAACTATGTTGACTTTGACTGCCCAGATCCAGCATTGTATCCAAAGGGTATGTTACTATGGAACCTACGTCGTTCCGGCGGTAACGTCAAACAATACAAGAACAACTATGTTAACCAAGCTGAAAAGAACATTCGTTACGAAGCATTATACAGCGATGTAGGATCTGAGCCAGTTATCGGTGACGGTCAAAGCACATATGCTACAGATCGTTGGGTAACAGCTTCTCCAAATAACGAAGACGGTTCTGGTAGCTTCGGACGTAAAGCTCAACGTGCTCTAGTAGTACAGAAGTTGAAGAGCGTTATCGACACTAGTTCAGAAGCAAGAGACGAAGAGCGTAGAAACTTCAACTTGATTGCTGCACCTGGTTACCCAGAAACACTAAGCAACTTGATCAACTTAAACATTGATCGTGGCTTGACAGCATTCGTAGTTGGTGACACACCATTACGTTTAGAAGCAGATGCTACTAGCTTAACAGCATGGGGTACTAATGCTAACGGTGCATTAGACAACGGCGATGCAGGTATTGTTAGCTATGACGAAT